ATGTAACCATCGGCATCATCCCCCTTCACAGGCTCGGAGTAGATGCAACCGTTCCTCGGCTTCCCAGGTAAGTGTATTATATTGTCAAGGTGCTTGTATTGTTTTTTCGTCAATTGAGCATGCAATATTTAATATATCTTATCCAATCTGGAATATGATCAATACATTCGTTTAGGGAAGTATTGTTTAATTCTTTAATGGTAGATAGTCCCTTTAGGTATTGCATATATAGAGACGGTACAGTATTTCGTGTTTGAATTTCATACTCAGCATGTGAGCTCACAAATTCATTTGCATCCTCTAAGAAATCAAAAACTTTTGTGGCACGTTTATTTCCTGGTTTTATTACCACATATTTAGTAGGTGGTTTATAAAGATTTATTTTTCCAACATAACATATCCCTGAATAGTCAACATTGAACCCTCCATTGGATAATCTGGTTAATTTGATACAAGAAGGGGATAAATTTGCAGAAATAAGTTGTTCAGAAAATTGCAGAAAAAACTGTGTTTCCATATCGTTTAATATATTATAATTATTTTGTGGAGGTACTGTACTAGACACAATTTTCATGTTAAAGGAATCTTCTGCGTTTTTAGCCTTGCTTTTGGGTGAAGTATTACAGCTTAAATGTTGATTTCTTAAGCGGTCATTGTTTCTTAAAAATTTATTTAAAATTGTTTGAAATGGATTCAAAATAACCTCCGTGCAATTTGATTATAGATGTAGCAAAGTTAAGGAAAATTTGATTAATTAAAAGGAAGTTCCTCATCAATTTCAGGGAAAGGAAGTTCTTCTGGATCAGGGACATTCATGAATCCATCGGAAATGAAAGAGGGTTCTTTATAATCCCATGCCTTTAATAAGCAGGAATTATAGAAAGAACTCTGGCAGCCGCATTGCGGACAGTATCTTGCATTGGATGGCAGCGGAGATGTATTTGAACATTCGTCATTTATACATCTGTTTACCAAGTTGTTTCCGCATATTTGGCAGAAATCTCCTTCAATATTGGTTATTTCATTGTGACAGGTAGGACATTCTTTTAATTTTCCGTTTTCGTAAGTATCTAATAAAGGATATTTCATCTGATCTCCATCTCCCCATTCTAAAGTTTTTTTGTTACCACATATAGGACAATAATTTCCATAGCGCTGGATTATTCCGGCATCACATTTTTTACATTTTCGTTTATAGATAAAATCATAATATAAATGAAAAATATGATTATCATACTCGTCCTGAGCATTAACATGAGATTTCCATTCAACAAATTCATAATAACGACGTTTTGCTGCTTTATCTGAAATTTGGCATATATCCTTTAGTTGTTTTTGATTCATTATTTTAAAACCAAGGAGAGCAGCATGCGGAACAAGAATTAGTTGAGCGAAGTAATTAGCTTCAATTTCGGCAATTTTATAGTTGTAATCATCAATATTTTCTAAAAAGAAACCACCACGTAACAATTTCTCTTTTGAGCACAACTTGTGGTGTTTTAAAAGTACATGACCTAGTTCATGTGCTAAATTCCAACGTACTCGGTTACACGACGTGATGTTTAAATCTAGATCATTATAATAGATACAGTATTTATTTTTTGAGTGACAATAAACGACATAGGAATCTTTGGTTTCTGCACTGATAATAAGTTCTTCATATGATATCCCGTGTTTTCTCACCTGACTGCTATAAGTTATCATTTTAATATTAGAATAAGAACGGATAATTGTGCCAATTTTTACAGGTATGGATAATTGTGCGCTGTGTAATAGAGCAGAATAAACTATATTTTTTATCTCGTTCCTTCTATTACTCGATATTTCCAGAATCATCTTCCTCCCAATTGTAGTCATCAAAGTTTGCTTTAAGAATATTCATTAGTTTTGTTTTTTCTTTATCAGACATTTTACTGCGTTCTCGTTGAATAATCGTTAAATCAATATCACTATTGATAGAATTAGTAGATATCTCATTTTTTTCCATAGGAACATCATAGCCAAGTAACCATGCTTCGTTTATTCGCAAAACTTTACAAATAGAAAAAATCCTATCTTGTTTTGGTTTTGTATAACCAGACATGTATTGGCTTATTGCGGATTTCGGAATTTTTGTTGCTTCGGATAGTTCAATTGGTTTTATATTACGAATTACTAATGCTTGTTTTAATCTATCTTTTAATGCTGCAATTGGTTGAGACATAATAACAACCTCCTTTTTCTTGTATTATAATAGGAAAGTTTAAAAGCGTCAACAAAAAAGTTTAAAAAGTTTCAAAAAATATATTGACAGTGGGGTTTCAAAATGTTAAACTTCATATAGTTTCAAAAATTGAAACAAAAACTACAGGAAGGAGTTAGTAAATGGCATTTGATTACAGCAAATTGAGAGGAAAGATTATTGAAAAATATGGTAGTCAGTCTGCATTTGTAAGGGATTTTGGGACATCAGAAAATACTTTTTCACTGAAAATGAATAATAAAGTAAGGTTTACATCTGATGACATTGTTAAAATTTCAAAGATGCTGGATATTCCAGAAGGGAAGATTGGCTTATATTTTTTTAATCAAAAAGTTTAAAAATACTAAACTTGGGAGCGGAAATATGAACAAATCGAGATTTGTAACAACACAGGAAAGAGAAGCATATCGCATTGGATATGAGCGTGGAAGACAGGAAGGTCTTAAAAAAGCATCACTGCTTATTCAGTTGGTTGCATCAGATAGCAGTGAGTTTAAGGAGAGCATTCTTCAAAATAGCAAAGAAGCTGTTGAGATGGTAAGGATTCTTACAGGGAAGGGCGAGTAAAATGGGCGATTTAATTAACATCGACATGGACACACAGACGGTGTCAGCAAGAGAGTTGCACGAAAAATTGAATATTGGAACAAGATTTAACGATTGGTTCCCGCGTATGACAGAATATGGATTTCTAGAGGGAACAGACTTTTACTCAAAAATGAGTAAAACTGAAAATGGTGGTAGACCATCAACAGATTACGAAATTTCCGTAGATATGGCAAAGCAGATTTGCATGATACAGAGAACACCAGAGGGCAAAGCCGTGCGCCAGTACCTTATTGATTTAGAGAAGGCATGGAATACTCCGGAACAGGTATTTGCCAGAGCTTTAAAGATGGCAGATCGGACAATCAGTAGTTTAAAGGATAGATGCAAATTCCTTGGCGGACAGATTGTGGAACAGCAGAAAGTTATTGAACAGTTAGAGCCTAAAGCATCATATTATGATCTGATTCTCCAGTGCAAGGATCTTATTGCAACAACTGTTATTGCTAAAGATTATGGCATGTCAGCAAAAAAGTTTAATTCTATGCTTCACAATATGGGAATCCAATATAAACAGGGAGATATATGGGTGTTGTATTCAAAGTATCAGGGACAGGGATATTTGAAAGCAAAAACGCACAACTATGCAGACGGAAATGGAGTGCAGCATTCGAAAGAACATGCATATTGGACGCAAAAAGGAAGGCTGTTTCTTTATGATCTCCTTAAGCAGGAAGGTATTTTGCCGTTGATTGAGAGGGAAGATGTGGCTTGATTTTTAACAACAGAAGGGAGAGTGAGAGAATGCCAAAAACAAATCTTGCACAGAGCCTTACCAAGCGCCGCATGGATTATCTTTGCGGGATGCTTGCAGGCGGACAGGCACAGAAACATAAGAAAACATCCGATCTAGCTCCGAAGTTTGGAGTAACAGAAAAGACAATTCAGAACTGGTTCAACAAACCGGAAACCATGAGCGTTAGAAATTTTTATCTTATGGCGGATGAATTGGGATTGCAGATTACGGTTGCATTTAAGGATATACCGGAATAGGAGAGAAACATGAAAAGAAAAATTATTAGCACATGCGGAGCAACACTACTGCTATATGGCATGGCTGCAACAGCATCCGAGACAGTTACCGGCGTGGTTCTGTCCGTAGCAATGATTGCTGTTGGTCTTGTGATGATCTGGGGAACATACACGGCAGAGAGACTTGAAAAAGAGTGCAAAGAGACCGAGCGACGGATCAAGAATCTTCGTAAAGCGAGTTGAAAGGAGAAAGAGTGAACATCAGCGGCGCAATACCATATCCGGAAGACCAGTATAGAAAGCATTACAGAAATCCAACGTACCCGCGTAAGGGAAAAGAGAGTGAAGGGGATTTCCAGAGTGTGCTTGATGCTGAAATGAAAAAGATGGAACCAACCCACCGTCAAAGAGAGTGATTCCATCAAAGAAATAAATTACATTAAAATATTTCTTTTTTAGTGTAATGGATATTATAAGCGTTTGCAAGTGATATTTGAAAATTATGTATTTCCATGTATGTGAGCACTGCGGTGCGTATTTGGATCCGGGAGAGCCGTGTGATTGCTTAGAAAGGTCCAGAAACAAAAAAGATGATTATATGGCCCTTTTTGAAAGTGACAGTAATGGGCAAATAAGAATGAAAGTAGAGGGAGAAAATGAGAATTACAAAAATTAAGATTAGAAATTTGTTTGGAATCAAGGAATATGAGCAGGATGGAAAATCGGTGGAGTTGGACGGCTCAAATGGAGTTGGAAAAACGTCGGTAATTGATGCAATTCGGTATGCTTTGACAAATAAATCAGATAGAGATTATATCGTGCGGAAAGGCGAGACAGAGGGAGAAATCCTTATCGAGACAGATACAGGACTTCGAATTAACCGTAAATCCAGAACAAATCAGGCTGATTATAAAAGTGTGAAGCAGAATGGAGCTGAGGTTGGTAGTCCGGAAACTTTCCTTAGAGATATTTTTACAACGCTGCAGCTTAATCCAATTGAGTTCATGGAGATGGATAAGAAGAAACAGAACGCAACTATTCTGGACATGATCGAATATGACTGGGATGTAAACAAAATCAAGGAATGGTTCGGGGAGATTCCAAGCTGGGTGTCGTATGACCAGAACATTTTGCAGATCCTTGATGATATTCAGAGCGAAAAAGGTGAGTATTTCACACATCGTCAGGATGTTAACCGTGATATTCGTAATAAGAAGGCTTTTATTGATGAGATTGCACAAGGGATTCCGGCTGGTTATGACGTTGAAAAATGGAAAACCGCTTCTACATCAGATCTTTATCATCAGATCGAGCAGATCAGAAATGATAATCAGATGATTGAAAAGGCGCAAATGCTGAAAGATGCCAGAGACAGCAAGATTCGTTCTTTTGAAGCAGATAAGCAAATTGCAAAATCGGCATTGGATACAGAGTTTTCTAACCGTTCTCATCAGATTGATCAGGACATTTTGAAATTAAACAATGAGATTAAAGCTTTGCAGACGGAAAAGGAAGGTCTTGCTGCACAGAAGCAGGACAAGTTGGAACTGATTAATCAGAAATACGAGACAAATGTTGCCAAGTATGATGCGGAAGTTGCGGAATATGCTCCGTATATCGATAAGGAAAAGAAAGATGTATCTGATCTTGTAAGGGATGCAGAGTACATGGAAAAGATGAAGGGACATATCAATGAGTATAATCGTATGACTGATTTGCAGAATGAGGTAGAAGAACTTTCGGCAGAATCAATGGATCTTACAAATAAGATCGAAAAGGCACGAACTCTTCCAGGAGAAATCTTGCAGAACTGCAATATCCCGATTGAGGGACTTACTGTAGAGAATGGCATTCCTCTGATCAACGGACTTCCGGTATCCAATCTTTCCGAGGGAGAAAAACTGGATCTGTGCATTGATGTATCAATTCAGAAACCGAATGGATTACAGATTATTTTGATTGATGGAACGGAGAAACTTTCAACCGGATTGAGAGAAAAGCTGTACAGAAAATGTAAAGAAAAAGGATTGCAGTTTATCGCCACAAGAACGACGGATGATGATGCAATGACCGTTGTTGAGTTATAGGGGGTAGGACATGGACAACACGGAGATTATGACAACGCCACAGCAGACGGCTGTGGTATCAAAAGACAATATATATTCCAGCACACAGGCGTTTAATGAGTTGTTTAAGATCGGCAATGTTATGAGTAAAACACAGTTGGTCCCGGACAATTACCGCAATAAACCGGAAGATTGTACGATTGCTATTGATATTGCAAACCGTAACGGCATGAGCCCATTGTCGGTAATGCAGAACTTGTATGTCGTAAAGGGAAAACCTACATGGAGCGGACAGGCATGTATTGCTATGATTCGGGCATCCAAGGAATATGAGCATGTGAAACCTGTTATGGTCGGAGAGAGGAACACGGATGGCTGGGGATGTTATTTTAAGGCCATTGATAAATCTGATGGAGAGGTTGCAAAAGGAACACTTGTTACTATCAAGATGGCAAAGGATGAGGGTTGGTATTCCAAACCGGGAAGCAAATGGCCGACAATGCCGGAACAGATGCTTCAGTATAGAGCCGCTGCTTTCTTTGCAAGAATCTATATGCCAAATGTGCTTATGGGATTCAGCGTTGAGGGAGAAGTGGAAGATATTTCTCCGGTACCAGTGCAGGCACCGCCGGATCCGTTCGCAAATACAAAGGTAGCACAGGAAGCATCGGAGGTATTTGACAATGTTATTGACTAGCGAAAATTACTACAGCCAGGAAGCAAACAGAGAGTATCTGTCTGTCAGCCAGTATAAAGACTTCATGGGTACATATGGAAAGCAGGGGTGTGAAGAATACGCCCTTGCGAAACTGGATGGTACATGGGTAGAGAACATGGAAGATTCGGATGCATTGATGGTTGGATCTTATGTGGATGCACATTTTGAGGGCACACTTGATCTGTTCAAGGCACAGCATCCATGCATGTTCAAAAAGGACGGAAGTCTTATGGCAAAGTACATCAAGGCAAACGAAATGATTAACCGCTGTGAGCGTGATCCGTTATTTATGCAGTATATGAGCGGTGAGAAGCAGGTCATTATGACAGCGGATATGTTTGGGGCAAAATGGAAAATCAAGATTGACAGCTACCATCCGGGAAAATGCATAGTGGATCTGAAAACCTGTCAGAGCATTACAAAGGAATTTTATCATCCAGATACCGGACATCTCAATTTCCTTGCTGAATGGGGATATTACATTCAGGGCGCAGTATATCAGAAAGTTGTGGAGATTAATACCGGAAAGAAACTGCCATTTTTCATTGCAGCGGTATCGAAAGAAAAAGTGCCGGATATACAGTTGATTGCAGTGGAACAGAGTCTTTTGGATGAAGCAATCACGGAAGTAGAGCGGAATGTGCCTGGTATTGTGGCGTTGAAAAACGGAGAAGTTAATCCAATCCGGTGTGAGCACTGTGATTACTGCAAACATACGAGAATTCTTAAGGCTCCTATCTGGTCCAGTGAACTGATCGGGGAGGTTTAGATGAAAGATTCTATTGTTGTTGATATGAGATATGCCGGGTATGACATGATTGATGGAACACCAAATGTACATCGGCATCATATTTTTGAGGGAACAGCAAACCGTCAGTTATCGGATGAAGACGGATTGTGGGTGCCATTATCCTATGAACATCATGAAGGCAACATGAGTGTGCACAGGAATAAGGAAATGAAAGAGTTGATGCACATCATCGGGCAGCTTGCATGGGAAAAACATTACATTGTAGAGCATAAGGATGTGAGCGAGACGGATGCAAGGGAAGCATTCCGGAAGAGATATGGAAAAAGCTATTTGTAATAATACCGGCTCTTCGGAGCCGGAGAAAGGATATGCCAGTGAATATTGAACAGAAAACATTGACCTCTGTTGAGGTTGCGGAGATGGTGGGGAAACCACATAACGATTTAATGAAAGATATCAGAAGATATACATCTCAGTTTAACGAGGGGAATATTTCCCACGTTGAATTTTTTACAGAGAATACATATCTGGATAAAAAAGGGCAGGAAAGACCGTGTTATCTGGTCACAAAGAAAGGCTGTGAATTTATCGCCCACAAGCTGACCGGAGTAAAGGGTACAGAGTTTACAGCAAAGTATATCAATCGTTTTCATGAGCTTGAGGAACATGTGCAGAAACCACGCACGGCTCTGGAACAGATCGCATTGCTCGCACAGGGAGCCTTGGAACTGGAAGAAAAAGTTGATTCTGTGGAGCAGGAGGTTTACTCAATCAAAAATGACATGCCGTTGTTTGGCGCAGAATCAGACGAATTATCAGCGCACGTGAAACGTAAGGGCGTGGAGATGCTTGGTGGAAAGAAATCAGAAGCCTATAAGGATAACAAAGTGCGTCAGACAGTATACCGCGATATATACAGCCAGTTGAAACGTGAATTCGGTATCTACGATGATGAGGGCAAGACAAAGAGTTACAAGGCTTTGAAACGTAAAGATTTGGCAGATGCACATGAGTTTATTGATTGTTATACATTGCCGTCATATCTGCAGGATGTGATTACAAACTGTAATGCACAGATCAGAATGGATGGTGATCTGTGTGGAGTATAGTTTTACAATTCCTGGACGGTTGGATGGATTGAATGACTATACTGCAGCCAACCGGACGAATCCACATAAAGGCGGGAAAGCAAAAAGGGACAATGAACTTCTTGTGATTAGCTGTATACGGCATCAATTGCGTGGAATACATATCACTGATCCGGTTTTGATCTATTACCATTTTTATGAAAAGGATATGCGCCGTGATGGGGACAATATTGTGTCCTGCGGAGCAAAGTTTATTCAGGACAGTTTAACCAAGACACAGGTGTTGCAGGAAGATAATCGTAAATGTATTCCTAATTTTTACCATGATGTGTCTGTAGATAAAGAAAATCCAAGAATTGAAGTTACTATAACGGAGCTGACAAAAGAACAATCCAGAATGCCACTTGTTGATCTGCTCAAAGATTTGGAAGTGGGGTGATGGTTTGGCAGAAAAGAACAGCTTTGTCATGTATACGGAGTATTTAAAGCATATCCAGAAGATGGACATGGAGCAGCGAGGAAAGCTGTTCACCGCCATCCTCTGTTATGTAGCTGGAGAAGAGATGCCGGAGCTTGATGCGGCAGCAGATATGGCATTCAGCTTTATTCAAGACCGCATAGATCGGGATAATGCAGCATATGTCGAGAAGTGCCGGAAACGTAGTGAAGCCGGGAAATTAGGTGGTAGAAAACCTAAAACAAATGCTTTTGATGAAAACCAAACGAAAGCAAAAAAAGCAAATGGTTTTTCTGAAAAGCAAAATAACCCTGATACTGATACTCATAATCATATTCATTCTCATACTCATGATGATGAATTAAAAGAAAAGAATAAAGATTCTCTTGTTGAAGCAAATGAATTGTTTGAACGTATTTGGAAGATGTATCCGAACAAGAAAGGCAAAGGTCAAGTGTCGGATGCCCAAAAGAAGCGGCTACTCGCAATCGGGGAAGATAGGCTTGTTAAAGCGATTGATCGCTACAGTCTTGAATTGCAGAAGGACGCCGGCTGGAGGAAACCACAGTACGGGAGCACGTTTTTCAACAGTGGTTATGTTGATTATCTGGATGAGAATTATGTACCGGGGAAAGAGGTTAAGCCACTTACACAGGATAAATTCAACAACTTTACTCCAAGAGAACAGGACTTTGAAGCCTTGGAGCGAAAGTTGCTTGGTGGTTGAAACACCAGCCGGAAGGCGAAAGAAACAGCAAGCCGAAAATCGAGATAGTTATCACAAGCCATGATTTTTTACCTTGCAAAACAGGGGCAGAAATGCCCCGTCTACCCAAAGGGGCGATGAATTGAGACACAGAACGAATACGCAGAAGCGTCTTGAGAGAATAAATGCAGAGATATCGGAATCGATTCGAGCGTATGACGATTCCAAGACAGAAAACAGAGATCCGAAGGCCTATAGCAGATTTAAGGCAAACAGTACCTATTATGGCAGTGGGCGAACTTGCAGCTATGGAGAGAAAACGAAAATATGTGATCCAAGTTGCAGATTCTGGTACACATGCGTTAAGGGACATCAGATCAGAGAGGAGAACAAATGCACAGAGTAACACAGAGGGAGCGTGTAATACATACAAGCGTATACCGGCAGGAAGTTAACAAGGCGAAGCTTGGAAATAATATCGCAAATCATATGGGATTTATATTTGCACTGGCACTGTACGACAAATTCGGGCTGACATTTAAGCAGATCACGAACTATTACACCAAAACAGTAAATAAGCGCGTTGCCTGGCAGGATGATGATAACGACGATGTTACGAGCGAAAGCATGATGGAGTATTGCCTAAAACGGAAAATTGATGTGATCGGTTGGGTGAAGTCGATACCGATGTCACAGAAGCTGTACATGGCAGATATCCAGAAAGGGCGAGCAGTGCTTGGAGCAGACCGCAATATCGAAAGCGCACTGGCATCCACAATGTACCTGACAATCCCGACATTGAAAGAGTCATATCAATTCTCGAATGCCAAGATCGAGGAATTTATGAAGTGGGTTGCCTATTACATTGATTCCTACTGGAGAAAACAGCCGAAGAGCAAAGAACACTATCTGTCCGATGCGATTATCCGGCAGACGTTTATCGAGGATGAGCATTGGGATATTGTTACAGGAGAGGCGGTGTGAGGGCGCGGTAGATATGTGGAAAAAGCAATATATTTTTTCATTTATTGTACTTTTGTATAACACAAATAAACTTTTTATCATTTAATCTATATGAGAAAACTATAAAACAAACATATTTTTAGGGAGAAAAATAAAATGAACGATTTAATGATTTTTGAGGGACATGAAGTAGAAGCGTTTGAGTTTGAGGGGCAGATATTATTTAATGCAAATCATGTCGCTGAAGTATTGGAGATAAAAAATGTAAGAGATAACTTAAGAAAAATGAATGACAGACAAGTTGTTCATTTGACGAATTCCGCTGTCAGTAAAGCCGACAGCAGAAATTCAGATGTGCATAATATGCACTTCCGAAAACTGAACAACGCAGGAGAAAACTTCCTTACAGAAAGTGGTGTTTACAAGCTAGTATTTAAGAGCCATAAACCAAATGCTGAAAAATTCACAGATTGGATTGCTGATGAAGTGCTTCCTGCTTTACGCAAGACAGGAAATTATGAGATGCAGAAACAGAACTCAACTAAGAAAGTGCATACGGAGAGTTTATCTGCAGTAAATAATGCGGTCAAGATTCTTACGCCTATGCTTGCAGCGGCCGGTTGTGATAGCAAGATACAGCTTCTTACGGCAAAATCACTCTACGAAAAGGCTGATGTGACACTTCCCGTTATAATCGAAGCAGATCGGCAGTATTTTGACACGGTACATATTGCTCGAAAAGTCGGAATTTATTATCAGAGTTCAGGCAAGCCGGCAGACAAAGCCGTAAATGAGATTATTCGCCGATTGGATATTTCGGAAAATATGTATACAGAAACATGGGAGAGTAAAGGAAAATGGCAGGGAACAGTCAGAAAGTATGTCCCAGAGGTTATAGATATGGTTCGTTCTTGGTATGTAGAGCATGGGTATCCTAGAGACATCGAGTATATGCAAACTGATGGACAGATGAAATCATATCATGTAATTTGGCGTAAAGGTGGCGTGGCTGTGTAAAAATAGTTTATAAACAATTAGGCAAACCGAAAATTTGGGTTTGCCTAATTGTGTCGAGAAATATGAATTAGGATATCCAACTACCGCATGTGACTAGATATCCTAAAGTAGAGTTAACGAGTTTTCACAGTAGAGGATGAACTATCAAAAATTGAACGTAAAGCATCCTGAAGAACTTGTGAGCAGTTAATGCCGCGTTTGTCGGCAAGTCGTAACATCCAACTTGGCAGAGAAACATTCTTTCGGACGGCACTGGTATCGGTTTGTGCACGATACTCAATTGTATCTGCAGAAATCAATGAATAGATAGAATCTGAATCATTAGCGAGTTGTTCCTGTGGAGTAGCTGGAGCAATTGGTTCGCCTTCATCCTCAGCAACAACAAGCCATGCATTCATTGCATCGGTAATTTGGTTAATTGCATCAGAAAGGCTATTGCCAGTAGTAATGCATCCGGGAAGATCAGGGACTTTTGCATAGTATCCGGATCCGTCCTCGATAGGTGTAAACAAAGCTGTGTAAATATATTTCATAGTAAACCTCCTTAATCAGTGGAAGCAGGAAACATATTTAATGTCTCGTGCTAATGTTGGCTTCCTTGAAGATGTATTTCATGTCATTTTCATTGAAATCGTGTCGTTTGACAGGTATGGTGCTGTGAGTTTGCGGATTGTAGTAAATGTCGTGGTTAGCACCGTGGCGTTTCAATTCATAACCGGAAGCACTGAGTTGTTTGATCGTTTGTTGTCTTGGATTCATTATGTACCTCCTATAATTATATTATACACAAAATTGTGTATAAGTCAATAATGATTACACAAAAATACACAAAATAAAAAGGAAGGGGAATGCCAGTGGACGAAAAAGAAGTATTCGAGATCTGCAACCAGGTAGACAGTTTCATTGCTGCGGAACTGACAGAATCCATCGTGATCGGGACAAGCTATGACATGCTGGAAGCGCACCACGGCATTCTTCCGATCAGCCGAAATTGCTTTTACCGGAAGCGCCGGATCGTGCAAAGGATCATAAAGCAGAGGATGGGGCGGATTGTGGAAGATCCGAACGGACAGTTGAGGATGGTGTGGTGAGATCGGAAGAAGAGTTATTTATTTGACTTTCGATCATCCATATAAAGCGTGGTTGTTCCGTATGGCTCTCTATATAAAGTTTTATCTATGCGACGTACATAATTTTCATGTCCGTCATTACGGATTTGAAATTGATAGGAGATAGTTGAATTATTATTGTTAAAGGACAAGTCTCCTTTTTTCCATTCTCCGTTTTGATCAAAGTAAAGTGTGTAAAGAAACATATACCCATGATTATCAAAATCATGTAACCATAGATAAAATGGATATTTACATTTACGCATGGTTGAAGTATATGGGGTAAGCCGAAGGTGAGATGTTGGCAGTTTACCTTCATATACGGTGTCTGTTCGAAGTGTGTTGGGTAAAATAGAATCTCTGTAGTATTTCTGAAATGGTTTGATAAGATTATTGGCTGCATGGAGATAGGTGTATGCAAGGTCTAAATTGTGATCGGACAGGGCAATGCATACAAAATTCCCATCTGAAATAAACGGAGATTTTAAATCAAAGGGGTTCATATCATAAATGGCCATGTCTTGATAGGTTATGTTTAAGTTATTCTCCTTTTTATGCGCTTCACGCTTATAATATTGCTCCATTTTAGGGTTTGGAGTATATGTGGATGGGCTAGTTGCTTGAACGGTTACGGCAGAACCTGTAGTGTCTGGTAGTTTGAATAAATCGAGTATTTTTTGCATTATTGACATTGGTAGATACTCCTTTCTGCTATGGAATAAGTGTATTTTAGCATATTAAGAGCAGATGTACATTATTAAAAATCCCCGCTTACGCAAGGTAGGCGGGGACATGAATTAGGTAAACGGCAATTCTTCATCAATAGTATCTGGAATTTCCATAAAACCATCGGATGGATGAACGATGGTTTTGTCGTATTTTTGCAACGTTTTTTCTATCCATAAATTGTAAAGTTCGTCATCAATTGTTTTTGCATCGTGTAAGTCTTTGATTTTTTTCCATTCGTTAGCAAAATTGAACATAGATGGATCTGTGGTCGAAAATTCACATGTATGTTTATGCGAATATTGATCCTCATATGCTAGAATTTGAAAATTTACCAAATTAGCAGTTTCCAATTTAAAAAGCATGCGAATTATATCGGAGTAAGTGCGAGGAGTATCATTTACATCAATTATATCACTCAAGCCGAGAAGCCAATCAATTGAAACAGTAAATACTTCTGCAATTTTTTTGACAATATCAAGAGATGGCGTTTTATCAGTATTTTCGTAAGATGATAAAGTCGCCTGAGTAGTATTTATTCGGTCTGCAAATTCCGTTTGAGTTAGTTCTAGAGAAGTACGAAGTTCTCTAATTCTTGATGAGAAAGTTGCATCACTCATATTATAACACCTCCTTTGTTTTTATATAATATAACACATAAATAACAAAAAAACAATTTATCTTTTGAAATATAATACATATTTTGTAAATATATGCTTGACTTGATAAATATATAGTGATAATATCTGAGCTAAGGAGGTGAATAGATGAAGCGCTTAGTAATTGAAATGGAAGATGATTTTCACAAAAATGTGAAGATAAAAGCAGCATCTCAAGAACGATCAATGAGAGACTATGTTAAGCAGTTAATTGAAAATGATCTGAGTAAAGAAAAAGAGCAAACACGGTAAGTTTGGCGACTGGCGTGATTGCTCAAAAACAAGAAACTCGTAAACGGAATCTCTTTATTCATAATAAGAGATTCAAGCCTAAAAATCAAGGAGAATTTAAAATTATGAATCAGATTGAACAGAAATTAGACAGCAGAGAAGTGGCAGGAATGGTAGGAAAACGGCATAAGAATTTGTTATCAGATATAAGAGGATATGTAGAAGAACTTAACGAGCTGAAAATTCAGCCGGTTGATTTTTTCAGAGAAACAGTGTATAAGGATGCAAAAGGCCAGGAGCGCCCATGTTATGACATTACGAAAAAGGGGTGCGAGTTCATAGCTCACAAACTAACAGGTATTAAGGGAACAGAATTCACGGCGCGTTACATTAACCGCTTTCACGATATGGAAGATGTTATCCGTGAGGAAATTCCCAAAAAACAGGATAAGCCGAAAAAAGAGAAACTCCCATCCGTAAATATGATGGTAAAGAATATCAAGGAAGCCCTGCATGATGCTGGAGTGGATTCCAAGTACATAGCTGCAGAAGTGGTAAGAATTTATTCTGATTCTGGTTATCCTGTTAATGCTCCGTTAATCTCTGATACACCGAAGTTGTGGGACTGCACAACCATTGCAAAAGAGCTTGGCATTTTTTCGGAAACAGGTAGACCACATGACAAGGCAGTTAGTGCGATCATCCAGAAACTGGATCTTTTTACAGATGAAATCGTGAGAACAGCATACAGCCGGAATGGGCATGATGGTGTGACAATGCAGTATAAGGAAAGTGTTTTCCAGAAGGTAAAAGAATGGTTGCAGGAGAACGGCTATCCAACAGTCATTGAACTGGAACTTGCAAACGGCAATGTAAATAAATGCCGGGTAGTATACGGGGAGGTGGCTTAGTTATGGATAGAGCAGTATTAAAAAAATATGAGAAGATTCTTGAAATCATGGAGAATGAAAGGGAAAATCAGCCAATGGCAAGCCGACGGACAAAGGATGGTTATTCTGGGTTTCAGGATGCAATAGAGGAATATGTCAATGGTGTGCAGGAAGATGCCTTTTATTGGGGATACATGACGGCTATGAAACAACGAGAAGGAATGGTGGTTACAGATCCAGAAGATTCGGAAGAGGTACATGACAAGGAACCTATGTATTGTGGGGAAGATTTTCGGCGATATGTGGGATATAGGATAGAGGATGTATTATCAGATGAGAATGACTGCAATGTTCAGATCAAACTGAAAAATACTCATACGAATAAAAGTGCAACAATATACGCAGACAAAGCGCTGGATGGCGAGACACTCTATGTAATGGATAAGTAGGCGGGGAGGAAATATTTATGAATGAAAAGCTTGATGAAATGACGAGAGAATTATTACTTATGTTTGATGGTACTGATCCAGAAGAAATTGATCGACTGAGAAATGAATGGCTTGCAGAACTTGAAAGCAGAAAGTCGGAACTTCAGAAACCTGATAGAGTTGTTGATTATGTCAATGCCATATGTGATGTGGCTATTGAGCGGGCAAAAAGAAGAATGCAGGTGGCATAGAAATGATTAGAGAGCTTAGAAATAGGCTCTCTTTTTTCTTGGCAAATTACAAAACTTTGAGGCGGACTATTTAGCTCTAGTTCATGTAAATCATTCTTTTTCGTATACCGCATTTCTGGCAGCAATATTTGCCAGCATATCACTCAGCACCACCAGATCAGCAGCGAGGATGGCAATTTCATCGTTTGACATGCAGTCGGCAAGCTGGCAGGCGAGTGTTGAAAGGAAATAAAGGTTTGAACAGTTTTGCATGTGATCACCGGAGAGGTTTTATACATTTTATGCGCCTGCGGTGAAACTGTGCGAAGAATCTATAAATTTTAGAATTAAGTAACAAAACCAAGCTATCATATAGCACCTCCTGTTATCTAGTGTATGTGGATGGAGCAACAATTATTCGTTTGGAATGTAATTAGGCAGAGTAGACAATAAAATTGTCGAAAAATGTGGACATTGACAATTGAATATTGATGATTGACATGGTATCTTTAATAAAGAGGTGTAAAAATGAAACTGTTTGTTATATATATTCTTAGGTATTTATTTAAAATGGCATTTTTGACATTGGCAGCGTTGGCAGGCTTATATGTCGGATATAGGATTAATCATGGAATGGAAATATATTTTAAAAGGCAACGAAAACAAGTTACAAAATATGGAAAATTGATTGCTTATATGAATAGGCATTATGATGCAGTAAATGAAAAGAGAAAAAGTGTATATAACAAAAGAAATAAAAAATGGTTATACGAAAAATGTTATACCTACGCAAAGAAATGCGACGAATTAGATGTGAGAACAGGCATAGCATATTTGAAGAGTGACATAATAATATCTCAAATATTTTCTACGGTGGTATCTGTTGGCATAGGGTTTTCTAATCAAATAGTTACACCATATGCGGAAGTGATAGCAATGTTAATTCTTGGAATTGATAATACCATTGAATTAGGTGATCCTAGACTAAAAATGTATGAAGAATTAAATTCACATTTGAAAATCTTAATTGGCCTAGCGTTTGCGCTTAGTTTAATATTATGTCTGATTAGATGCGGAAAGGCATTAAAAAAACAACAGTATTTATTATGTGTTTTGGAAGAAATTGATAATTGTAAAGATAGTGAAAAATAGAATAAACAATGAGAAACCAAGTGCCAATCGAAGTACTTGGTTTTTTGTTGCTCAAAATTGAAAGGGGGAATGCCTGTGGACGAAAAGGAAGTATTCGAGATCTGCAACCAAGTAGACAGCTTCATTGCCGCGGAGCTGACAGAATCCATCGTGATCGGGACAAGCTACGACATGCTGGAAGCACACCACGGTATTCTCCCGATTAGCAGGAATTGCTTTTACAGGAAGCGCAGGATTGCGCAAAGGATCATGAAGCAGAGGTTGGGGCGTATCGTGGAAGAGCCGAACGGTCAGTTGAGGATGGTGTGGTAAAGTGTTTATCAAACAAGAACAAACGTTTGGTAATATTGACACCTATTTATGCATATGCTAATATAATAATACCAAATGGGTTGTGAATTTACGGGAGAAAGAGGGACGCTTATGGAAAACATTTATGAAGTTGCGGATTTTTTCTTGAGCAAAGAATCTATGTCGCATAAAAAGCTTCAGAAATTATGTTATTATGCACAAGCGTGGTATCTGGCTAACTATGGAAAACAATTGTTCCCAAACAGATTTGAAGCATGGGTTCACGGTCCTGTTTCGCCAGATTTATACAGTCGTTATCGTGGGTGGGGATGGGAAAATATACCTAGATGCACGCATGATATTAAATTTAATAATGAAGGCATTCGAGTATTTTTGAATCAAGTTTATAGCACATATGGTGATTATGATGCGGATACCTTGGAACGGATGACACATTCGGAGATGCCGTGGCAAAGTGCGAGAGTTGGTTGTGATTCTAGCACATATTCTAGAAACCCAATATCACTAAAAAATATGAGAGATTATTACGGTGAAAGGATAGACAAAAATTGGCAGTAGATATTAAATATGCTATTATTTCGTGTTGCATAGGCATTGTATTTGGTTTTATATTGGGGCGTATTCGACCGAAGAATATGAACTTATATGAATTTCTAAGAAAAATGTATGTCAATTTGGATAATTTTATATTGGTCTTTTCTCTCTTGATTGTTGTAGGGTCAATATATTTTGCAACAATTCATAAATTAGAATTGTTTGCTTCCGTGGCGATTAATGTTTTTGGTAGTGTGGTTTTTTCTTGGTTGCTAACAAAAAAATCATCAAAAGTTGAATTTAAGAATCAAGAAGAGGAATTGGCATTACGTTCATTTCGACATATAAATTATATTGAATCTGCAGCTAATACAGCGTATAAGAAAATTGAACAATACATACAAGACGAAGAAAACTTAGATGCTAATACGAAACTTATGTTGAGTGGCGCGATGGATCAAATAAAGTATATTCAAGGTGGAATAAGTACATGCAAAATGGATTGGCATGATATGCTTTCAGAGGAGGAAAAAGCACATTATAAAAACATTTGTGATGATGGAAGCAAAACGGATGAAGAATATGGTGTAGTTAATGTCGTTATGTCGGCAACCGATTTAAATCAAGAGGATGCATAAGGTACTAATAAAGGAGAGGATCGTTTGACCTCTCTTTTTTCATGCCCTAAATTGGTACAAATCATCTGAAATCCTGCTTTATAATTATGGTATGAGGAAAGGATTAGGTCATGTACAGAGCACAGAGAAATTATGAAAACGTACAACGGATGTTATTTGATGGAGTTGGTCGGTATGACATTCCGGAGTTAGAACATACACAATTTGATAATGCGGAGTTCGTCGGATTCAACTATGCGAAGAGCATGAAGAACTGTGAGGATAAAGCAGTGCATTTCTTTCTGGACGACTACCAGTTCAATAGGGTATGGACTGATCCGGACAAATATATTCCTATGCTGCAGAGGTTTAAGTATGTGTTGACACCGGATTTCAGTCTGTATACGGACTTCCCAAAGCCGTTGCAGATTTACAATCATTACCGAAAGCATTGGCTCGGTGCATACTGGCAGATGCATGGTATTAACGTTATTCCAACAATTTGTTGGAGTGATCGGGATTCGTTCGAGTGGTGCTTTGATGGAGAACCTACACAAAGCGTTGTTGCGGTTTCTTCTGTTGGAACACAGAACAGCGCAGAGAAGAAACGGCGATTCTTAGATGGATATTTTGAGATGGTGGAGCGGCTGGAGCCGGAGCTGATCATATTTTATGGCAGAGTTCCGGAGGAGTGTAAAGAAAAGATTGTGAAGGTAAACTCTTTTGATGGAAAGTGGAGTAAGGAGTGATCAAGTGGGCGGTAGAGGAGCCAATAGTGGCATAAGCAATAGAGGTAATGAATATGGATCACAATTTCACTCAATCATGGATGTGAATGGAAAACCTTTGGTATCAGGAAATATAAAATTTATAGAATCAAATTCAAGAAAATCAGAAAGTCTTTTTGAAACCATGACAAAAGGGAGGGTCTATGCTGTAGTTGGCGGAAATGATTTATTGAAAATAGTTTATTTCGATAAAGAAAACAAACATGTAAAAGAAATAAACTTTGGACATAAGCATGCAGAACTAGATCCGCATGTGCATCATGGGTATTATCACAATGAAAGAGATGGAGAAAAGGGCGCAACAAAACTAAATGTTGAAGAGAAGAAGATGGTAGCAAGAGCAAAGAAAATATGGTATGATTATCTTGGTAGAAGATAGTTTAGGCTGGCAGAACAGGTTGATAGACAAGGCATCGGTTCGATTCCGGTTGACTACCAAGAGGATGTACCATAACGGTATGTCCTTTTTTAGTGCCAGGAAAGGAGATGATCGGTTGGCAGCAAGGAAGAATCCATTGAGTGATAAAGCATATGAACTGTATAAAAGCGGTATGAAGTTGGTCGATATCGCTACTCAATTGAATTGTTCTGATGCTACTATCCGGACATGGAAGAATAGATATAAATGGGATGATAACGCAAGTGAAACGTTTCAAAAGAAAAATGAAACGAAACGCAACGTTTCAAAAAATAAAGATAAGACTACAGGAAAGAAGCTGACACCAAAGCAGGAAGCATTTGCAGCGGAATACATCAAGAATGGTGGAAATGCTACACAGGCGGCAAAGGCGGCGGGGTACTCTGAAAAGGTGGCTGGAATAACAGGACACGAGAATCTAAAGAAACCTAATATTTCAGAGAGAATTGCCGAGCAAATGGAGTGTATCGAGAAAGAACAGCATCGCGACATTATGAGCCTTGCAGACATACAGGAGCGCAGAAGCAAGATAGCAAAGGGAGAGGTAACAGACGATAGGGGATTTGCACCGGACTTCACTAATCAGCTTAAGGCTATGGATGGTTTAGAAAAGGCATTAACCATTGCAAAAAAGCAGAAGATTGAGCGAGAGGAAAAGGAAAAGCGCGAGAAAGCACCACTTTGGACTGTACCGATCACAGACATTACTTCCGACTTTGTGGAGATTTACCGGACAGTACACGAAGCATTTGCCGGTGAGGTAGATGTGCACGAGATTGTGTCTAAGGGTGGGCGTGGTTCTATCAAATCCAACTTCTGGGGAGATTTGGCGTATGAAACCATCCGGCAGGACCCGCAGGCACATATAGTTTATACCAGACGCTATAAGGTTGATCTGCGTGGATCCGTATACAATCAGTTCATGAAAACGGTGATCCGTTACAACGATGTTGATAATTGGGATTTCAAACAGTCTCCTATGTGTGCGGTGTACAAGCCAACAGGACAGATGGTAATGTTCGTGGGAGCGGACAAGCCTATTTCGCTTAAATCGTTCAACGTGCCGTTTGGATATGTAAAGATGCTGATCCACGAAGAGTGCGACGAAATGGCAGGTGTGGAGCAGATGGATAACATTGAGGATACATTCCTTAGATCTGATACGCCCGCACTTGATATCAAGATATTCAATCCACCGAAGTCAAAGAATAACTTTATGAATCAGTATGTGGAAGAGTGCCGGAACAAACCACAGACAAGAATATGCCATAGTTATTACTATAATGTGCCGGTAAAATGGCTTGGTAAACGATTCTTCGAGCGTGCAGAGTGGTTCAAGGTACATAAGCCATTGTACTATCGGAACAACTACCTGGGCGAAGTGACCGGAACCGGCGGTGGTATCTTCGATAATGTGGAAGAACGCACTATCACGGACGCAGAGATCGAGGATCTTCCATTTTTCTATTATGGCTTGGACTTTGGTTTTGAACATCCACAGACGTTCGAGGTTTCATACTATGACGAGGGCACAGATACATTGTATTGCGTGGCAGAGGTATTTGCCAAGCGGTGCAAGAACAGCACATTTTCCCGAAAGATTAAGAAGTACATCGAAGAGGAAATTATCTGTGATTCTGCCCGACCGGATGCAATTGCAGAAATGCAGGACTGGGGATTTAATGCAATCGGTGCAAAGAAGCGTTGGGGGTCTGGTAAAGGTAGAGACTACTGCTGGGAGTGGTTGCAGCAGACCACAAAGATTGTGGTTGATCCGGAACGATGCCCGCACCTTGCGCATGAGTTGACAACATTGGAGCATGAGCAGTTGGCAGATGGCAGCTTTTCAGATGCGTACCCAAAGATTGGTGAGGACTGTGTAATGGCGCTGATCTATGGATTGAACCGTGTGATTATGGAAAGCCGGCGCAACAATGGACTTTACGATGATGAGATAGACGAGGAGGCAGATGATGAAGAATATGAAGAGTAAGCATTATGTTCTTGTGGACAAAGAATCAAGAGAAGTGATTGCGTGTATTTCCGATAATGGCAAAGAGAATATTCTGCGGAAGGATGTCGAATTGAAAGTATACGAAGGCACAGAGCCGGTATTTACTGAGACAGATCGCGGAGTATTGCTGAAAGATAATGCATTTACTATGAGATTGTAGGTGGTGACGTATGAACATATTCACACGAGTAAAGGAGTTTTTCATGAATTTATTCAAAACAAGTGCAGAGAAAGAGTTTAATGTTGATATTATCTCCTCTGATCTGATGGAAATAGCGCAGATCGAGTGGCAGAACATCATCAAGGGTAGACCGTACTGGCTAAGTAAGAATGTGCGCACGATCAACTTTGCCAAGTTCTTATGCTATTACACCAGCAAAAAGACCTGTCTGGATCTCAACGTGACGATCAGAGGCAGTGACAGAGCGGATTATATCAATCAGTGTATCGGGGCAATGATCCAGAAGTCTATCCGGGATAAGGTAGAAGATGCGTGCGGTGCTGGTGGTATTATCTTAAAGCCTAATGGTACATACAATCCGGCCGGAGCAATCGACTATGTAATGCCCGGCAGTTTTGCAGTAACGGAAAAGAACAGCAATGGGGATATTCTGGGCGTTATCTTTATTGACCGACAGATCAAGGGTGATGATTACTATACCAGATTGGAGTATCAGCATTTCACCTCTTCGATTGGTAAGGACTGGGAGAACACAGGACGTACATATACGATTGAAAATAAGGCATTTAAGTCCAGAGGTAGTGACAGCCTTGGGCGTAGCATTGCACTGACGGATGTACCGGAGTGGAAAGATATACCGGAATCAATCAGCATTTCCAATGTGGAAAAGCCGTTGTTTGGGTATTTCAAGATGCCGTATAACAATACGATTGATTATGCATCCCCTGAGGGTGTGGCAGTATTTGCGAACTGCATCGAGGAATTGCGCAATCTGGATGTGGCATGGAGCCGAAAAGACGATGAGGTGGACGATTCCCAGCATATCACATTTATAGACGAAAATGCGCTGATGAAACGTGATAAGAATACAGGGGACAAGGCAAGGGTTGAATTACCGAGATTCGTAAAAGGCTTAAAGATGGGAGTTGATGCACAGAACACGGTTGATGAGCATGTACCGACACTGCTGACAGATCAGAGAGTGGCCGATATCAATTCCGTTCTTTCAATGATCTCCACAAAGGCAGGATTCTCACAGGGGCAGTTTGTTCTTGACCGGAAAACTGGCATTGCTACAGCTACCGAGATTGAGAGTGACGATAGTGAGACTGTAGAGACAATCACAGATATCCGGAATGCACTTAAAACAGCTATTAAAGATCTGGTGTATGCGCTGGATAAATATTGTGATGTATTTTTCAATATGCCGAGCGGTTACGTCAATGCATTGGACGAGGATGTAGCGGATGAAGATATATTTTATTTCAAGGATCTGCTGGCATCATTCGAACAGGACCGCACCCGAGCCTACCAGCTGATGATGAATGGTGTATACAGCAAGCGCAAGTATCTAAAAGAATATGAGGGATTCAATGACAAGGAAGTTGATGAAATGTTTGCCGAGCGTGACGAAGAGAACGCCAGCCAGAACAAAGATGGATTATTTGGAGAGGAATAGACATGCAGTATAACAGGACTGTAGGATGCGTGGATATCCATATTGATACCAAGCGTATTGATGAGAACTTGAAAAGAGCGCAGGATTTATTGGATGGTCGAGTGCTGAATGATATGAAAGAATATATTCCAATGGATCAGCAGAAAGCATTGAGAAATGCAACTCATATTGTTCAACCTGGGTTAATTGAGTCAGATACACCATATGCTCATTATCAATATACGGGGGAATTGTATTTGACAGAAGATGGACGTTCGTGGGCGCATGCGAAAGAACATAAATATCCTACGGGTATGCCTCTGCATTATCACGCTCCCGGAACATCGGATCATTGGTTTGAACGTGCAAAAGAGACTCATAAGAAAGAATGGATTGATATTGTGAAGAGAGAGGTAGGCAAAGGATAAGTGCTAGAACCGGAATATTTCTATGGAAAATCAGATAAGATGGTTGAAATGTACCAGGAACTGGAAGATTGGATTTTGCGCGATATAGCAAGCAGGTTATTGAAGAGCGGAGATTTATCTGGAACTGCCGACAGAGAACTATGGAAACTCGAACAAATGGGACTGCACCGGCAAGAGATCATCAAAAGATTGTCGCAACTGACCGGAAAGAGTAGAAATGAGATCAGGCGCTTGTTGCAGGACAGCGCCATGACTTCCTTTTCCAATGATAGCGAAGTGCTTGAAAAGGTGGCGCAGGTTGTTCCGCTTCTACAAAACAATGATGTGATTCAAGCTTTGAATGCAGAATTAACAAAGACAATGGGCGAGTTGGGAAATCTTACAAGAACTACTATGATGCAATCACAGAGAGATTTGCTTAACATGCTGAATGAGGTTGATTTCCGCGTGGCTTCAGGGTTACAGTCCTATAGCAGTGCAGTTTGCGAAGTTCTTGATAGATATGCCGAAAGTGGAGTTATGGTCAATTATCCGACCGGATCACGCAGATCTTTGGAGGCTGCGGTTCGGTGTTGCATTGTCACCTCAATGAATCAGACTGCAGCAGAGGTCACCAATCAATATATTATTCAGCATGGTGTAGAGTATGTGGTTGTATCTCAACACTTAGGCGCAAGATATAATCCCAAGGATCCCACCGGAGTATCGTCGCATGATTGGTGGCAAGGAAAAACATATAAGATACATGGTAGCGAGCCGGGATTTCCAAACCTTTTAGAGAGTACAGGATATAACATCGATTTTGAGTCTAAAAGAGGCGTATGTGTCAATATGCTTGGACTTCATGGGTACAACTGCCGGCATTCTCATGGTCCGTGGTATAAGGAACTAGGAGATCGGGCATTTCCAAAGCTTGATAAGGAAGAGAGCCAAAAGCGGTACGATTTGGAGCAAAAGCAAAGATATTTCGAACGCGCTGTTCGAAAGACCAAGAGACTGCTTTTGGTAAAAGAGCAGGAGCTAAAAGCTTTCCCTGATAACCAAGATATTCAAAGTGAGTATGATAAGTTGTCTTACAAGCTTAGAATGCAAAACAGGCAGTATGGAGAATTTTGTGCAGAGAATGATTTACAAAGGCAGTATGATCGTGTCAAGGTTGCTGGATTCAAGAAAGAGCAGGCAAAGAGGGCAAATGGTAGAGCGACGGCATATAGCAATTATGCATCTAAATATAATGGAGTTCCAAATGCATGGATGAAAACAAAAGGTCAAAAAATTGATCCAAACATAAAAGTTATTAATCCTAATTTCAGTAATGAAAATTGTGCCAGCGGAGTGGTTGCTTATGAAATGAGACAACGAGGATTGAATATTGTCGCAAAAGATAAAGGAATTTTAGAATTGATGCAAGAACCGTGGAAAGCATGGGAAAACGTAGAACCTATTGAAGGTTTATCGAAACATGATATAATTGAGTTAATAAAAGCAGAGCATGGAAATTGCAGATATGAATTGGCATTTGAACATAAATATGGAGCTCATTGTGTTGTGGTGGAAAAATATGACAAAACAATTAGTGTTGTAGATCCACAAACTGGTGATCGATATAATGCTGATGAATATAAAGTGGAAATGAATAATATATTATTCTGGAAAATTAGTGATGCAGAAGTGTCAAAGGATGGAGTGAGAGGATGCAGAACAATGAATTGATAAAAAAGGCATATGAATATTTTGAAAAAGGTACTTTGCGTGGTTTGTATGCAGTATATGATATTGGAGATTGTATTGTAGCCTTTGGCGGGAATCCAAATATAAAGATATATGGTTGCAGAAGCATTGAAGTGAACAAAATATCTGGAGATATAAAATTATTTGCTTCGTGGATGAACAATAATGAGGAATTGTTAGAGAACGGGATAGCATTGGATATTCCAGAGGAATATATGTATAAAGAAGGGGCATAGCGTCCCTCCTTTTTATTTGGTACAAAAACATGTTCAATCTGATGTAATATAATATTGCAAGCGGATTTATTCCACTAACTATCTTATAGTTCTCCCAATTACTTTCATTACTCAGGAAAAGCGCCTTGAAATATAGGCGCTTTTTGCGTGTCTAAAATTGGTACAAATCTTTTATAATCCCATGATAAAATTAATATAACAAATGAATAAGCACCGGACGGAACGTAGGAATCCGTTCGCTGACCTACAAAAGTTATAGGATGAACCATGCGGCGCGTCCTATTGTTGGGCGTGCCTTTTTATTTGTGTTTTGCCAGCTATGGATCAAATAGCAACTCATTCGTGCCGGGCTGACCGGATTAACAACTTTTAAGAAAGAGAGGAACTTGTAAATGAATATTATCGACAAACTGAAAGCTCTTGGTGTTGAGATTACACCAGAGATTGAAAAGGCTTTTCCAGGGGAATTTGTATCAGATCTGGAAGTACAGAAGAAAAATGACAAGATTACCACCTTGGAAAATGAAAAAAAAGAGCTTGAAACCAAACAGGAGAATCTTGAAAAGGAACTGCAGACTTTGAAAGATGCTGCTCCGGATGCTGATGCGCTGAATCAGAAGATCGCGGACTTGACTGCAACACTCGAGAATGAGCGTAAGGAGCGCAAGGAAAGGAACGAGATTGCAAGACTTGACAGCCTTGTGACAGATTTCTTTGCCGACAAGCATTTTGTTAATGCTATTACAGCGGATGCAATCAAGAAGCAGCTCGTTGAAACCCTTAATTCGGATGAAGCGAGAGGTAAGAGCGTTTCTGATCTGTTTGATGCAATTGTCAAGGATGAGAAGGGCAATTACAAGCCGGATATCCTCATTGACGATAAAACATTCCAGGCACAGCAGAACCGTAGCCAGATTGTCGGGAACAACATTGGCCAGCCGGACGGAGCAAAACTGTCTATGGCCGAGCTTATGAAACTGAAAAATCAGAACCCGGATATGGACATTACGCCATATCTGAGATGAGGAAAGGAGAAATAATAAATGGCATTATTTGATTTAGTAAATTTTAATGGCGAAGTATTCGACGCTGTATTGCGCGAGACACCGAACCTCCGCATGAATGAATTGCTCCACTGTGGCGCAATTGTGGAGCAAAGCAAGTATGCTTCCATGCTGCCGGATCAGAAGGGCGGCAACTTTATTACCACACTTATCAAAGCACGTTTGTCTGGAAAGGGCGTAAATTACGACGGCAAGACAGACATTACAGCGGACGAGCGTGGAAACTATGCTATGGGACGTATCGTTGTTGGACGTGCTCAGGCATGGGTGGAGAAGGACTTTACATCTGATATCTCCGGAGATGACTATTCTGCAGCAGGAGAAGTCGCAGAGTTCTGGGATGATGTGGACCAGGATACACTTCTTAGCACTCTTAAAGGTGTGTTCTCTATGAGCACTGGAGAGGGCAAGAACTTCGTAGCAAAGCATACCTACGACATTTCCGCAAATGAGGACGGTACTTTTGGCGCTACAACATTAAACACCGGTATGCAGGTGGCGCTTGGTGACAAGAAAGCAAACTTTGCACTTACTGTTATGCATTCCCACATAGCTACTGGGCTGGAGAATCTTAATCTCTTGGAGTACATGAAGTATACGGACAGCAACGGAATCGAAAGAAACCTTCCGTTGGCAACCTTAAACGGCAGAATCGTGCTTGTTGACGATACCATGCCAACAAGACAGGTTGATGCTGTGTACACGAAGACCACAGACCAGACAGTACAGGCAGGTAAGACTTACTATGAGCATTCTACGAAAGAGTACAAGCCTGTTGGTTCTCCAAGTGACAATCCTGCGACAACTGGATACTACGAGAAAACAGCTGATGCATACACGGAGTATACAACTTACGTTCTTGGAAATGGTGCAATCGAGTATACAAACTGCGGCGTGAAGGTTTCGTCCGAGATGAACCGCAATCCTGCAAAGAACGGCGGCGAGACAACTCTGTACACAAGACAGAGAAAAGTATTCTGCCCATACGGTATTTCTTGGAAAACTCCAACCATTGTATCTCCAACAGCAGCGCAGCTTGAAGATGGATCCAATTGGGAGATCGCACAGAACAATGAATCTGGCAGTGCAAAGTATTACCCAATCAAGGCAATCAATATCATGCGAATCATTACCAGAGGATAGCAGAAAGGGGATTTCTGATGGGATATACCACATATGACTTCTACAAAGAAAAATACTATGGGGATTCTATCGAGGAATCCCTTTTCCCCAAGTGGGAAGATCGAGCATCAATGAAGCTGGATCAACTGACTTATGGAAATATCAATGATGATACCCGAACAGAGTTTGACGAGCGCATCCAGAAAGCCACCTGTGCACTAGCAGATCTGCTCTATAAGATCGACTTCAAAACCAATCATGCGAATGATCCACAGGAGGGCAATGTAAAGTCCATGTCTTCGGGCGGTCAGTCGATCAGTTTCGGGACAAATGAAACGCTTGTTGATAAGGTGCTGAATGACAAGGTGGCACAGAACCGCCTTTGCTATGACACGGTATGCGAATACCTGTCCGGTACCGGATTACTTTATGCGGGGGTGATGTGATGTTTTTAAAGAGATTATTTTGCAAGCACAGAATGATGCCGTATATGTACATGGATGTTCGCACCCACGGCAACCATTATGTCCGGAAACACATCTGGAAGTGCACGAAATGCGGTAAGGAGTGTGGACGCTGATGGGGCTTGGATTGTTTTACAACGACACGGTGACGCTGTTTAACTACTTCTGTGATCCGGATACCGAGGAAGAGAAGTATTATCCGACTTTGTTGGAGCGAGTGAACCTTGTGGAAACAAAGGGCGCAAATGTGACCAAGAGTGGCATGGATAGCGCGGATGCAGTAAAGCTTTTTGTTGACCTGGGGAAGATACCTAAGCCATACATGGAGCCAAAAGCGTGGGATGCTCTTCCGGACGATGAAAAGCCAAACTATATCACGTTCCACCCGACAGATGATTTTTTCATCAAAGGCGATCATACCGACTTGGAGATTCCAGAATCAGAAGTCTATGGATGGGCACATGACAATCTGGATTCTGTATACAAAGTAACGACGGTAGACCGGTATGAGGACATCATGCCGCATTTTGAGGTTGGAGGTGTGTAATTGGAAGAGGTAGAGAAACTTACCATAAAAGACGCAGAGAGCGCGCAAAACGCAGTGCTGGATTTGATTTTGAAGTATCCAGATTTTCCGAAGAACTTTAAAGCCAGCAACAGAAATGTGAAGTGGAACGGCATTAATGCGGATACTTCCATCGGGATTTTCCCATTATCTGGTGCGAGATACATAAAGAAATATGTGAGTGGCAGCTATACAGCACAGATGCCATTCCAAATTGTATACCGCAGTTCTCCGACAAACAACAAATCATTCATAGATGCACAGATGGTTCTGGAGAATTTGAGCAAATGGCTGGAAGATACCGGGATTGAATTTGCCGATCCACACATGACATTACAGGAAATCGCACGTACATCTGTAGTCTTGCCAATTATGCAGGATGAAAAACAGATGGGATACGGCGTAAATATGCAACTTATATATTTTTACAAAAAATAACAGGAGGAAATACACATGGCATTAGATCGTACCAACATGGTGTCCTTATTGGACATCGGAGCACTTACTGGCTCTACAGAGAAACTTGCCGAGATGGGCGATGGCTATACGGAACTGACAGAGGACTGGGGACCAAACACCGAATCTAAGCAGTACGTAAACATGAAGAATGCGTCCAATACAGTAAAGGGATATGCGTTTTCTATGACACCATCCCGCGAATATCTGTCTGATGATATGCAGACCGCAATTGACACGATGTTCAAGACATTCCCGACGGGGGATAAGTGTAATACACATTATTACAGATTTTACAAGACTGACATTAAATCCGGCACAGGTGATTGCATTCGTCTTCCGGTTACAGTTTGCCCATCAAGTACCGGTGGATCAGGTGGAGATACCCTTACATCTTCTATCCAGATTAATGGTAATGGCGAAGTGGAGCAGGGAACAATCACAATCGGTTCGGATGGCTCGTTTACATGGAAAGCAAAGGCGAGCGCCGGCTCAAAGGAATAGGTATTAATCAACAATTAGCATATTCGGGACGCGTACCTCTCTTTCGCGCCCCGGATTAAGAGAGGATGGTAATTATGGCAGAAATTATGAATCTTACATTTGACAATGGAATTAAAAAGATTGCGGTTAATGATAGTGACGGAAATATTATTACAGTACTTTTAATCAATACCGCAGATGCAGCAACTGCAAAGCGTTTTGCAGAACTGGCCAATAATCTGGAAGAGATTATTAATGCCGGAGATAGTGATATCGAGGTCTACAAGGAAAAGTATAAGGAATACGAAGGAAAGGATTTTGAAGATCTTCCGGATGCCGTGAAAACGGATATTATCGTGGATGCATCGAAAATCCGTATCACTGTGCTTGAAGGAATGATTAAGGAAATTGATGCCTTATTTGGAAAAGATACAATTCACAACGTATTCAAGGAATGCTACGAATTGCACGAGGATTTTGTGCCGGATGAGGATGCGCTGATTGATTTTGTCAACACAGTTATGCCGGTTATGAACGAGCTGTTTGCAACACGTACAGAATCCATTCGTAAGAAGTATTCTCCGAATCGCGCAGCGCGCAGGCATAATCGCAATAAGCATAACAAGAATAAGAATCAGCTGATTCAGGAGTACAAGGACACAAAGCATGAATAATGTTCTGATCGACGATCTGCCGGAAGAGTGGCACGGATACAAAGTGAATACAGATTTTACGATTGGCATCCAGATGCTGCAGGCGAAATATGATCGTGAACTGACAGATTATGAGAAAAGCGATATGTTCGTGTGGCTCATGTTTGCTGATGAGGATGAGAACGAGGAAGAGTTTCTTCGGAATCATCCGCAGGGGCAGGAGCTTGGTGAATGTGTAGAATGGTTTCTTTCTGGATGGTTCCACGATAATCCGAATCCGGATGGAGATAAAACACGCGTGGTTGACTATGATGTTGACCAATGGCGCATTTATGCTGATTTCCGGCAAATCTACGGAATTGATTTGGCAGTTGTGGATTATATGCACTGGTGGATGTTCTGCGGTCTGCTTTGGAATATGCCGTACAAGCTATCAAGCTTTTTGCAAGTGGTATCGAAACGACAGGAGAAACCGGACAACAATATGTCGGCAGAATATCGTAAGGAATTGCGTAAGACACAGCAGATCTATGCACTGGATCAGCTGGAAGAAAAGAAAGAGTACACAGAGGAAGAGAAAACCGCCATTGATGATTATGACCGCATGATGGCTGAAATACGCGGCAGGAAGTAGGTGAGCAATATGTCTGATTATGATGGATCGATTAAGATTGACACGAAAATAGATACGAAGAATGTCTCAAGCCAGATGCTGCGCCTTGAAAATCAGATTACAAAAGCGTCCAGAAAAGCAAGTGATTTGACAGATAAGATGCGGCAGATGGAAAATGCGAAGATCCCGACAGAGGATTATAAAGATATTACGGATGCTTTGCATAGATCTACAGCTGAATTTGATAAGCTTCTACAAAGGCAAGAGGAAATGGTTGCCCGCGGAAAAACTTCTGGGGCTGCATGGGAATCTCTTGATAGAAAAATCGAAGCTGTAGGAGCAGACATTCGTGCTGCCGAAAAATATCAGTCTCAAATGGTCAAAGAGGGTACTGCTTATCTTGACAAAGGCGCAATTCGTGCGACTGATGCTTATAAGAAAATGGAAGATCAGTTGCGCGAAACGAATGATCAGATGAAAACGCTTGCGCGTAGGCAAGAAGAGGTGGCTGCAAAAGAAAATAAGGTTTCCAGAAGCACGAAGAGCGCCGGAAAGAACACGGGAAGCTGGCTTGATAATTTTTCCGGAAAAACGAGAAAAGCAAGCGGTTTGTTGAGTACATTTGCATCCCGAATCAAAGGAATTGCCCTTTCTTTGTTTATATTTAATTGGATCACACAAGGCTGGAATGCAATGTTGTCTGCCATCAAAGACGGCACACAGAACATGGCCAAGTATTCCAAAGATGTTAATGCCAAAATGTCACAGCTTACAAGCGCTATAGCTACGCTAAGAAATGCGCTTGGAGCGTTAGCCGCCCCGATTATTAGTGCGGTTGGCCCGGCACTCACCTACCTTATAAATATGCTTACATCCGCAATTAATAAGGTTAATCAGTTCATATCTGCACTTACCGGCAAAAAAACGTGGACAAAAGCAACTACCCAGACAAAGAATTATGCGGCCGGACTTGATGCTGCCGCTTCGAAAGCAGATAAAGCTACGAAGGCGGCGAAAAAATTGCAAGGGCAGTTACAGTCATTCGATGACCTTAATGTGATAAGCACTAATAAGGACTCTGGATCAAACGGTTCTGGGGGCTCTGGTGGTTCTGGTGGTAGTAATGTGAATGATCTGTATGAGGAAGTACCGATTGATCAAAACATTGCAGACTTGGCTGATGAAATTAAGAAAGCTATAAAATCTGGTGATTGGGAAGGCCTCGGAGATACTATTAGATCTGAAATAACTAATACGATCGGAAAAATTCCGTGGAAAAAAATCTATAAGAAAGCTGATAAATTTGGAACTGGTTTTGCAAGTTTCTTGAATGGGTTGTTTTCCGAGGATAAAAAAGGAAATAGTGTATTCACTGCCACAGCAGATGTTATTGCAGGAGCGCTTAATACAGCTATTTTTGCATCGAAAGGATTTACAGATAAATTTAAGTTTAAAACTTTTGGGACAAATCTCGCACATGGAGTTAATAGATTTTTTCGCAAGTTCAAGTGGAAGGAGTGTGCCGAAGCCATTAATGGCTGGGTAGATGGATTTTGGGATACCATAATAGGATTTTTTGATGGACTAAGTTGGGAAGATATCTTTAATGGTTTAAGAACTTTTTTAAATTCATTAAGTTCGAAATCAATTGCTACAATTCTTGGCGCTGCTGCAATAAATAAATTTGGAAGTGCGCTAGGAGAAAAACTAAAAGGATCTGCCAGTGATTATTTTAAAGAGAAAGTGTTAAGTTTATCGGTTTCAGATGTCACTCTTGCGATTGGAACAATGTTTATTACATGGACCGCCATGAAATTTTTGGATGAAAACGATATCCCGTCCAAAATTATTAAGTGGCTTAAAGATTTACCAAGTAAGATAACTCTCCCCTTTGGAAATGGAAAATCTAAAGGTTGGGATGGTAAAACATTACATTTGTCTATCCCATTATCCACGGCATTTGATAACATAACATTTAAAATTAAGCACATCAAGTGGAGTGATGTACTTGAAAATGTGTTTAATTTTGATGAAACAGGAGGATTCTTCGATGAAGCGAAGAAAAACTTCCAAACTGCGTTTGATGGAAAAAGAGCAGATATCCTAGATATGGGAAGCTATATCTTTGAAGGTATTATGGATGGGTTTGTCGGAGCATTCAGTGGTTTGTTGGAGCCGTTCAAAGATTTCTTTACATGGGTATCTGATGGGATTAAAGATGCATTTGGTATTCATTCGCCAGCCAAGAATATGAAACCACTCGGAAAAAATATATTCCTTGGAATTATTGAAGGCTGGAAAGAAAAAATGTCCTCATTCAGCTTATCCAACCTTGCAAAAAATCTTCTTACAAAAATTCAGAAATCTTTTGGCAAGCTGAAAGATAATTTTGTTGAGTTCAAGGCTAAAGTTAAGGATGAAGCAAAGCAATGGTGGAAGAACACCAAAAATTATTGGGGCAAAAAGGTTGGTAAGGTCAAAGAGTTTACAACAGGAGTGAAAAACAAAGCGGCTGAATGGTGGCACAACACTGAAAACTGGTGGGGTAAGAAAGTTGGAAACGTAAAAGAATTTAAAACGAATGTTTCCAACAAAGCTCACGAATGGTGGAAAAATGTTAAGGATTGGTGGTCAGGAACTACAGCGAATAAAGAAGTTAAAAAATTTACAGCAAATGTAAAGAAAAACGGTAAAGGCTGGTGGAATGATGTTAAAGATGCGTGGTCTCAATCTACATTAAATAAGAAACTTACAGTTGCAGTCGATTTTGCAAAAAATGCATTAAACAATATGTGGAGTTCGGTTACATCGTTCTTCGGTGGAAAAACTGTAAATGTAGGAACAAAAGCAACTAAAAAAGCCAATGGTGGTATCTATACAGGCGGTATGTGGCACAACATCACGAAGTATGCTTTAGGTACAGAGAATGCACCGGCAGGACAGCTTTTTGTGGCAAGAGAAGCAGGACCGGAACTGGTCGGCACAATCGGCGGTCATACCGCTGTGGTAAATAATGATCAGATTGTAGCATCTGTAAGCGATGGTGTATACCGTGCTGTTCGGTCTGCAATGGGAACAGGCGGGCAGAATGTAAATGTAACATTCCGAGTGGAAGGAGATCCGCAGAGAATCTTTAAGATTACAAGGGAACAGGCTCGTGAGTTCACGGCACGCACGGGACGCTTGGCATATGAATTTTAGGGCAGGTGATAAGGCATGGCATATAATGGATATTTGATTAAAACTGGGAGTTATACGGTCCCGTTTGACTACATTACAGCAAGTACATTCAAATGTGGAATTCAGGGACAAGATCTGGATTCCACAAGAAATGCCAACGGCATATTGAAGCGCGATGCTTTGGAAAATGAAGTGATTCAGGCAGAATGGGATATACCAGCACCAATTAGCGAGAAGAAAATGCGCCCATTGATGAGCAATATCCAAAAGCAGTACATAAATAAACTTGAAAAGAAAGTATCAGTTACAGCATGGATGCCAGAAATCGGAGAATATGTGACAATGGACTGTTATATGCCATCTATAGAATATACGGTGCAGTATGCAGATGAAAAGGATATCACTTATGACAGCTTTCACCTGAAGTTCATTGGCTACGGCGGAAAGGTAAGATGATATGGTTGGATACAAATACAGGGATTTATTTCTCCAGACATCCATAGATAAACAACTGCAGATCAGTGTCGATGACGGCAGGAAAGATATCACGAATGAAGAACTGGCATACGAAAATTTTGAATTGACGGAAAGCCTTTGTTCCGAAGAAAATTTAAAATTCGGAGTGTGTGAATCTTCCCAGTTAAAATTTCGTGTGCTGAATAACACGGACAGTCTGAAAACAGGATTGTAACCGTCAAAGAAATGTTAAATGGAAACAATGATGAATTATTTTGCTATGGTTCCTACAAGATTGAAACCGATACGATGACATCCGATCGTAAATACCGGGATGTAGTTGCCTATGATGCTTTACATGATGTTATAAGTAAAAATTACATTGAATGGTATAACAAACTGGAGTTTCCAGTTACGATTAAGGATTTGCGTGATTCATTTGCGCAGAAAATTGGTATAGAACAGGCTGATGTAAAGCTGATATTTGATGATGTGGAAATCTCGCAGGATACGAATATTACATCGGATTGTTCCGGTGCTACAGTTTTGCAGGCAATCGGAGAATTAAATGCATGTTTTGCACACATTGGCAGGGATGGAAGACTGATATGGATTACGCTTCCGGATCTTGATCCACCAATGGCCGATATTGAAAAATATAGTGCAAATGCTTTGGTGCAGTATGAATCTTATGTTACAGCGAAAATTACCAAGTTACAGATTACGGCAGGAAATACAGATGTGACTTTTGGAGATAAAGTTACCGCCAGTACACCGAATCCGTACGTTATAAGTGACAACATGCTTTTAAATGGCATGAAAGAAAAGCAGATCAGGGAGATCGGTGATCAGCTTTTAGCTGTGTATGCAAAGTATAGTTATCGGCCGTTCAGTGGCGAATTCCAGGGAAATCCGTGTTATGAGGTAGGGGATTCCATCCGCTATTATGACGGAGATGTAACAATTGATTCCTACATCATGCAGCGTAGGCTATCTGGAATACAAAGGCTTACAGATTCCTACTCGGCTACAGCAAAAGAAACTTATGGAAATAACCTGAATTCTACCAGGCGGTTGTTACAGACGGAAATCAATAAAGTGTTGAATAAGGCTGGGCTTGTTGTCAAACCTTTTACAAACCCAAAAGCCCTTAAGGTAACGGATGGCGGTAATAATGTGGCACAAATCAGTTTTAAAACTACGGATGATGCAGTGATTGTGTTTGCAGCATCTATTCCATTACTCATGAACCTGGATGGAATTGTGGATGTGTATTATTATTTGGACACCGCAAAGCTGAATGATGAGCCTTTTCGTCAGTACTATGAAAAAGGAGAGCACACACTTTCGCTTGTGTATACATTCGAAGCTTTAAATGGAACCAGCGCGAATTTTTCGATACTGATGAAAACGGGATATTATGAGAGTGCAAGCCGTATACAGGATGCACAGATCAAAGGACTAATTCAGTTTGCGCAAAATGGTGGTACATATGAGACGGCAGAAATTGACCAGACAGTTCCGGCGTGTGATATAGCACAACGCGCTGCGCAGGCTGTTATATTCAGTGCAGGTCTTGAACCTACAAAAGTTTCCGTTTGGGATGGAACAATCGAGATTGAAGAGAAATTCAAAGGTATTGAACTTGGTAATTCCACTATTAAGATTAGTAATATTAAAGAATCAATATCTGACAGAACAAAAGCCCCGGCTGCTGCTGGATTTGTCGAGTTGTTCGGTGGCATTGCGCTTGATAACATGTCATTAAAAATTGCAGATTTATCAGAGCATATCGGCAGTGCAGAGACGATTCGATCGCATACCATCAGTACAGAGTATAAGAAGCAATCGGATTACAGCCAAAAATACATTAGCGATACGGATGGAACTTTTAAATTGTGTACAAATTATAAGTATATTTCAGAGGAGCAGGAGATTGATAGCGGCAAAATGGAAGCAATTTCTCTTGACTTCACACAGTATACAGTGGAGAGTGTGGTGATTTCATGAATTACAATAGTATAGAAGAGATAGTTGCAGGCACGGATAATGCGGAAACGATTGTAAACAATGTAGCACATGATGATGATTCCGTATCAGTAAATGGTGCAGACTGGTTAACATTTAATGGTGTGGCAGTTTCCACAATTTATTGCAGTGGAAATTCATGGCTGGGATTTGGAAACAATAGTGAAGACCTTAAAGTCAACAGAAGAGATGCAAAAATGTACTATCTCTGGAGAGAAGAAGGTACACTTTACGGATATTACAGATTTATCCGTATCCGGTGGAAAGGCTATAGTTATTATAGCAGTACAAGCAGCACATATTTGACAACGTATGATGTTCTTCTTTTTGACAATGGAGATATCTTTCTTCACATGATGGATATTCCCACATCGTACAATGATGGAACAAAGTCATTGACAGCAGGGAATGCTTATAGTTTTACATACACAGCAGATTCTCCGGATGTATCATTTTACAAGCAGGAAGATGGAAGTTTCGTGGTTGTGAATGAGTTGCTACAGATTGAAGTTCCCTTTGCACGAAAGTATATGATTAAAGATTCAGAAACAGGAAATCTTTACAATATTGCTGATGGTGTACTTACGCAGATACCGACCAATGAAGTTACATCTACTACCTTTAAGCAGTATGGAGCAGATGAAATTACAGATACATCTTTGCTATTAACCATCGGGAAACCAGTAATTTTGTATTGGCAGGATTCCGATACCCAATTGCCGGAAAAGAGAGTTGATGTTACAGCAATTCCACCAGAACAGGCAATCTTAACAGACATTGATTTGTCACATGATAGCATAAAAGGAATAAGCAGCGTAAATATTGATGTAACTGGATCTCCGACATTTTCAGTCAGCTTTGATAATGGCAATACGTGGAGCATTTACAATGGCAGCGAATGGATTGCTTTAAGCGACGGAGAGCAAGGAATGGACGCTGATGCCCTAAAAACAATAACCAGCGAACAATGGAATATTGCGATTGCAGATATTTCTTCATTTGTGCTTAAGATATTGCTATCAAGTACAGATGACATAGTAAATAGTGTGGTGTTTGACTTCAATAATTAATAGGAGGACGCATATGTTAAAAGGATATACAAAAATTGAATTGACCGATGTGCATACCGGGGAAAAAGAAGTTGTTGAGAAGCATAATTTAATTACAAACAATTTGACGGAATTAATTAAGCATTTAGAGTTAAACCGAGGGATTAATTCGATTAAATATGAGTTATGCCCTTTGTATGAAAAAGCATTAGGTGGGATTGTGCTATTAAGTGATACAATTGATGAAGATGCAAATGCATATCATGTTGCTTACACATCAAAAGATATGTTGACCGGATGTGCCGGGAATGAAGTAAATAGCGGAACGGATGTAAAAGTTGGTAGTAAAAATCTTACAGAAAGTAAAGCTATTGAAAATGGCTATCAATTGGTTTGGGACTTTGGAACAGCGCAAGCAAATGGTACTATAGCGGCTGTTGGGCTAACGTTTGGAAGTGTTGCATTGCGATCGAATTATATGTTTGCATATCCTACGTATAGTGTTAATGCTTTTTTCGGATCGCCAATTACTGACTTACATAAATATTTAGTTGATTATGATTTTGAACAGAATATTGCTACTTTAATAAGAACAGTAGATGCAAGCACAGTAAATGTAATGAAATATAAATTTGATTTGACAACAATCCATCTTAATGATAAAGGTGATAGTTCTTATATTAGTTTTAGTACACAAAAAATATTAGATAAAAATATAAGTTCATCTTTAGAATTAGATGCAAAAGGATTTTGGCTGGATGGATTTGATGGATATTACTATTATGTAAATTTAAGGTCTTTAACACAGCAGTATATTGCAAGAATGAAAAAAGATACATTACAGATTGATACTTCGTATGGATTGACAAAAATAAACTTAGATATGTATGATTCGACGGCATTGAATGATCCATATGTAAATAAATGTTGTGCAATTGCAAATGGATATTTATATGCGCCTAGAAGTAGAGATTGCAGCTATAACAAAGTTGATTTATCAGATTTGTCTAAAATTGAAAAAGTAAAAAATAATGACGGTGTATATATAGATTATAAGAGTGTGGCATCTGATGGCAAGCTAATATATACAATTGGACGTGTTATACTTTCTGATGATTCTAATATACAATATAATAAAGTAAGAAATGGTGAATATGGTGGTTTTAATATTGGCACTGACATTAGTTACGAAAAAATAATAGTTTCAAATAAAGGAATGGCAATAAATGCTGATTATTCACATGCCAATTATGTTACAATGTCATATTTTGCAAATAATTTGAATACTATAAATAATTTAGAAACACCAGTTACAAAAACATCAGATAAAACAATGAAAATCACATACACGCTCACGGAAGAGTGAGTAGAGGGGCATCTTCGGATGTCCTTTTATGTTGGCGAAAATTGGTACAAATAGTATGCGAATACGAATTATACTTTATTCATAAAGATTAAGGAGACTTATCATATGATTGAATTCTTAAGGGACAATTGGCAGTTGATTACTGCTTTTGTAGGTGCGGTAGCATTCCTGTATAGACAGGTAATTGCGACGAGAAAAGGGGTTCGGGCGTTGCTCCGTGCCGACCTCATACGCCTGTACAATAAATACCATGATGATCTCGGATATTGCCCGGTATATGTTAAGCAGTCCTTAGAGGATGAATACCAGCAGTATCACGCACTTCATGGGAACGGAGTAGGAACGCAACTATATAACGCATTGATGGCTCTACCAACAGAGCCACAGGAAGGAGACTAATATGCCAAAAAATTGTGTATTCAAAGTATCAGTAAACACGCAGAAATGGGCAAAGGCCGCAGCAGTCAGAGCAGTGAAGACTATGGCGCAGACAGCTATTGCTGTTATCGGAACAAGTGCAGTCGTGTCTGCAGTAGACTGGAAGATGGTAGTATCTGCATCGATTGTTGCAGGTTTGGTATCGCTACTCACCAGTGTAGCCGGCATCCCAGAAGTTAAGGAGGAATAGCATGGCAGTTACAAAAGCAATCAAAGCAATTGCAAAGCAGTTGTTTGCGAATCCGAAAAACTATGGAGATAAGAGAAGTTTAAAATCCATCAAGTACATCGTTATCCATTACACCGCCAATGACGGCGATACAGATGAAGCGAATGCGAAATACTTCCATAATAATGTGGTCAAAGCCAGCGCACATTATTTCGTCGATGATGATTCCTACACGAAGTCAGTGCCGCTTAAAAATGTCGCATGGTCCGTTGGGGGCAAGAAATATCCGGACTGAGATCGGAAGAG